TTCATTCTCTTTTGTAGCTCTGCAAGTGTCTCTAGTTTTAGAATCTAATGGGCCAAAATATGTCCATCTAACATCTTGCCCTTCAAATACTTTGTATCTAGCTGTATCGTCAAACGTTTTAATACTTGTGTAGGTAGCTGTATTAAGCTGATAGTCAGCTAAACCTATTCCCTCTAATGCTTTTATAGTATCATTAATAGAAACACCTGCATATAGATTTTGAAATATAGATGTTGTAAGCCTATTAGAATAAACACTTGCACTACCCAATAACTGCTCTGTGTTTAAATCTTTTAATGTTTCTAATCCCTGTAAACCTGCTCCACTTAAAGCAGTAACGCCTCTCCTGTTTGCTTCTGATACAGCTTTAGCTAATAGCTTTTCATAGTCTCTTTCTAATCCATTAAGAGCATCTCCGTACCCTTGTTGTACTATTTCATTAAATAAATTAAGCTGACCCATAGCAACTATTAATTCGGTATCGGTCATAGCACCTAAACTTCTTACAATAGTTTTTAAGCTACCTTGAAACTTTCTTTCTAGTTTCTCTACATCTTTTATAAAGCTATTAACTGCTGGTTGTACCTGCGCCATTTAGTATTCTTTGGAATGATGATTGAGGTTGTTGAGAGTTTGCAAGTTGTTGATTTTCTTGCATAATTCTTGATAATTTCATTTCTAAATCTTCTTCACTCATATCAGGATTATAATATAGCAGTAAATCTTTCTGGCTGATTATATTATTATCTAGTTTCCACGATAACATTTCACGCTCTTCTTTTGGAGACAAAGGAAAAGTAACTTCACCAAAGTCTACAGAATATTCTTCAGGTAAGTTTAATACATTATGCACTTCTAATATTCTGCGATCTATTTCATATCTTTGTTGTTCAAATTCTCTAAATATAGCTTCGTCAGTTTTTCTAGCTTCTAAGTTTTCTATTTCTAAAATGCGTAATGCTTCGCCACTTGGCGCATTACCTCCTGACTCACCCCATCTTATTCTTAATTGATTATTCTCAGCAACTTGATTAGCCATGGACTTTGTTGCCTCTATAAGTTCTATTAAACTACCTCCAGGGGCTACATAACTAAATGTTGCACCTTCTGGTAAAATATAAGCATTGTCTATGCCTGCAGTCCCTGTGAATACAGGCTGACCGAGTCGAAATCTTACTGATAAAGCTATCTCAGTCATTGCTATTGCTATATGCAATCCAGCTCGTGTTACGTCATAAGATGCTTTACTAAATTCAACTTTACTAATTGGCATAATACCATAAGGATTTATCATATCCATATTATCTTTTACAGCATATCTATTGCCTTTTTCATCGTATTCAAAATGCATTCCTTGTACACCTTCACGATCTTCAGACCAAAATACAAATCTTTTTTTAGTAGCATCCATGCTTTCTATTTCATAGCTATAAGCAAAAGGCTCTGTTTCGCCATTTACATAATACTCTTGGACATTTGGTAATATTTCATACTCTAATCTATTACGCTTTTCATTATATCTTGACTTTAAATAGCAACAACCTAACAACCACGCTAATTCGCTTAATTCACGTGTTTTAGTATTTAGCCTATAGGTAATATCGGTATAGTCATCATTCACTTGTCCTGCTATCATTCTTTTTGCAGTCTCTTTATAGATCATCATTCTAGCTTTTGCAAATCTAGGAACGCAAGAACCAATAAATGGAGGTACTTGGCTTAGTGACTCACTAGCAAACCACGGTTCAACATGCTTATCTAAATTTTGATTATAATAAAAATCTAGTGACTCCATCATATTATAATCCTGTTGAGCAAGATAATTTTCACCTGCATCTATTACGCTTCTTAATACAGCCTGTTCTGAAAGATCAGGGATTAAAATTTTATTGACACTTTTACCAAAATTGAACATATTGACCTCTTACCATTTTCGTGTTGTTCCTACCATACGCCTGATTGGAAACTTGTATTCTATTCCGTAGCTACAAGCATCAAGTGCATGTGTTAGTTCCATATTGTCTTTTGCAAGACCGCCTTTTTTGTCCCTTTGGCATTGCTCTAAGTCTTTTATTAAGAATTTACATTTAGGGTCTACAGTCATACCTATTTTACCCTCGGCATCTTTTAGCTTTCTATTTAAACTATTCAGCCTATCTATATGGCTTGGATGCCTTTTCTTAGTACGAATAATAAACCCATGATCTCTTAATATCTGGTGATCACTTCTTCTGCTGGTGGTAGATCGTGCTTTCCCAGCAGGGTCAGGATAACATTCTATATTTGGTGCTATTTTTTTCATAGCCATAGCAAGTTCTTCAGTATTGCTATTTTTTAATCTTACTTCTTCATAAAAATGAATAGTGCCATCTGTATACTCTGTACATAAAACTGCTGTATTAAAATCAACATTGAAGTCACAACCCCACCATAATTTATTAGACATATCTTTTGCTTTAGTACAATGTACATTTCTATCAAAGTTCCATGCAGCTCTGTTGCCAGTTGTTTCAAATGATCCTTCAAATTCTTGTTTAAATACAGTTTCATCCATAGTCCTTTTAGCAAGTTCAACTTCTTCTTTACTTACAAAGCCACCTTGTAGCGTAGTAAACTGCCAAGACTTCCAATTATTATCAGATTGACCTTTGCTATATAATTCATACATCATATCGTATCCGCTGGGTGTGCCTATAAATAAACATTCCCCTTTTGTAGTAGCTAACATAGGCATAATAATTTCTTGCCATACATGAGGCTTAATGTAAGCCATTTCATCCATTACAGCTTTGGTTAATTCTACGCCTCTTAAATTATGTTCGTTATCAGCACCCTTTACTGCTAATTCAGCACCATTTTCAAATACAACGCTCATTTCAGACTCATTTAGCTTTGCGTTTTTAAACGAAGCAAACATCTGCCTTAGCACTGGAAATACTATCATCTTCCCTTGCCTGTATGTAGGGGTTATAAACCATCTTCGCTCCCCTGATTTAAAAGGTTCTTTAAGTAGGTACATTAAACTCAAAACAGTCTTGCCCCATCTCCTACCAGCCACTATTACTTTAAACCTAGCAGGGTCGTTTAATATTTTTTGTCTAGTTTTATTTAGAGTCCAATTTAACATTATCTATAATTCACCTTTAAAGATAAGAGGTTTATTATTTTTTAAATCTTCTTTAAAAACTTTATTTATTAAAAGGTTTAATTTTTTTTTAGTTTTTTTAAATAAAATAAAACTACTATCGTTATAATATTCTATTTTATACATTTGCCATAAAGGAAAAAGATTTTCGTAATACCTCTTTAGGTTTTTAAAAAAGCTTTTATAAGTGCTTCCTATATCGTAACCCAATAAATTAGAATAATTTTGATAACCTACGCTACCGAATTTTAAACTAAAAACAGAGCAATCATTTAAAATAACATATTTATTAGAATAATTAAATATATCTTTTAATACTTTAAAATATTTCCCTTTAGACCTTTTCAACGTTAAGTCATTAAAATCAGCTAAAATTAAATCATACTTATTTTTATATTTCATTTGAAATGCGTTTTCATTATAAACGTTTTTATTATAAAAATTTTTTAAAAGAATATTATAGCAACTGTTATCGTAATCGTTTACAAATGTTTCTTTAATATTAGTTTCAAATATTTTTGCAGTGATCCCTACACCGCCAAATAAATCAAAAAAGCTTTTATATTTATTATTTATTTCTTTTTTTAAATTCTCATAACATTTTATTTTTATTAAAAACTGATTATCAAAAAAGTTTTTTTGTTTATATTGTTTATATAAAATTTTATCTAAATAACTTGAATTAGAATTAAACTTAAAAGATTGAACGTCTTTATCAATATTAAATTTTATATTCTTATTATTGCTACTTATATAGAATTTATATTGCATTAACCGAATACCCTTTTATATAGAGCCTTTGGAACTCTTTTACCCTGCTTATATAATTTTTGCATCCTTGCTATATCCCTAGCCCTTTGTGATCTTTTAGCACCAGTAGTACCAGTAAGATATTTCTTAGGCACTGTCTTATAAGTCTTATCTTTGGCTACCCTTCTATTCATCTTCTTCTTCTTTCTCATGTGCCTACCTTTTTTTGTGCTATCCTATGAGATTGTGTAAATGTTCTGCCCTTTCTCATAGCAGTTACCATAGCTCTTAAATGCTTTCTTGTATGATGCTTTGAGTGTCTAGCCATTGCCATCTGTTGCCTCTTGGTTAATCCATCTACACTTACGCCTTTAATCTTCATTTCTTCCTTCTTCTTTTCCTTTCTT